CACCGACCAAGGAGAAACCCCCGGACTCCTAAGGACCAACAGCAATCCCAGGATTCTTCCATTCAGGCGTGGAAGCGGACTGGAAATCCGCCCCTGAGCCCTGTATCCGAATCCTGCGGCACGCAATACACTGGAGAGCTTAGGCTCCCAAACCATCCCGAGTTTTCGAACTAGCTCAACCATGATGGGAAGATGAAACTTCCCCAAGGCGAACTCTAGTAAGGAAACCGGAGACGCGTCTTTCCCCTTAAGGAAAAACCGTTTGGCAAATTCACAACTACCTCGACCCACGAGGGTCTTAGCAATCGAAATCTGGACCCCTAAACCCTTCAATATATCCCTATACCGCAGGGCGACGACGCGGTTTGCAATCACCACATCATCTCCTAGAATGGCATAAGCCGAGAACCAACCAGTCTTCCCTACCTCACGCGCAGCACACTGGACAATCATATGATGAACCAGAGCCAACATCGCCCAAGAACTATAGGCCCCCATAGGTTGACCCACCTCATACCGGACCCGTCCGGTACGGGAGAGACCTTCTTTGACGTCGATACAATCAAAGCGGTCCGAGGAGAGATCGTAATAAAAATCACGATCCCTCAACAGTTTTCCCCATAAGACACCCATGGAACTAGGAAGAAGTTGGTTCAGTAGAGCCACTTGCACCTCCCATGGCACTCTATCAGTAGCAGCCTTCAAATCGAAGGAATAACAAACCTCATTTGGGTAATCTCTGACCAGGGCTCTAACAGGAGCCAGCTGATCGAAGGTACCATCCTGAGGTATCCTCTTCAATATTGAAAACAACCACAGATGAAGCGGACGCAGAACAATCTGAGTCCAATAGTCTACTATAGCAAACACCCGAACCTTACCCGGTTCTTCCTTCACTCCAAGCTTTCCCAATCGGCCTCCCTCTCCAGTAAGTGGGTGCGACTTCCTTTTAGGACTGTCAGCCCATAACAAATAAATGTCATCTGCTTCTGAAGCTAACCGCTCCATAACAGACTTAATAGAGAGAGAGTCAACAATCTCTAGCCACTGCACTAGTACCCCCCAGAGTGGATTATTCTTCCACACCAGAGCGTCATACCAACACATGCCTAGAGACGTACTATTACTCCGAGAGTTGGGCCCAGAGGTCCGGACCGAGAAGTACTCCACCCTCAAAGTATCCCGCACACCAGCTTCTGACAGGGGAAAAACATCCCAAGCCATAAGCTGGCGGACGAAGTACTCTGAGTACCTGGACACGCTTCTAACCACACGGGACGATCCCTCAAATGGGGCTATGATCGTATCCACGCTAAACACCCCCTTAAAATCCAGTACCCTATACAAACCAAATAGGGACAACCAAGCTCTCACAATCAAGTGATCGCCTGACCGGATCCTCCGGCGGTGCTCAACGGGAATAATTCTCGGCAAACCAG